GTAAAGGCAGACGAAAAAAGTGAAAAAATGCATGGAAAATTTATTGTTCCTGATTTAGCTCAAGAAAAAGCTATTATTGGAACAGTTATTGAAGCAGGTCCTGGAAAATGGAATACTGCTGGTACTGAACGAGTACCTATGTCTTTTAAAGTAGGGGATAAAGTAGTATTACCTCAAGTAGGATTTACTAGATTAGAATGGGAAGGTGTAGAATATATCGCTATTTCCGAAGCAAACGTATTAGCATTAATTGAAGAATAAAATATGAAAACAGCATTTAATCAAGAAGCAAAAGAAAAACTAGCAAGTGGTATCAAGCAAGTAGCTGATGCCGTTAGCTCAACACTCGGGCCTTACGGTCGTAACGTAGTGTTTATTGATGATTATGGAACTGTACGTAGTACCAAAGATGGTGTTACTGTAGCTAAAACAATCAAGGATTTTGAAGATCCAATTGAAAATATAGGTGCACAAATGGTAAAACAAGCATCTATTAAAACAGCAGATAAAGCAGGTGATGGTACAACTACCTCAACAGTATTAGCAAACGCTTTAATTCAAAAAGCATTTACTAGCATTAATCCAAGCACTAACGTAGTGTTAGTTAAAAGAGGTATTGAAGCAGCAACTGAAGAAATTATTGCCGGTTTAGGTGAAATTAAACAGGAAATCAACTCTGAAGAACAAATTAAACAAGTAGCAACTATTTCAGCTAACAATGATGAAGAAATTGGAGCATTAGTAGCTGAAGCTATGGAAATGGTAGGTCAAGATGGTGTTGTAACTGTTGAAGAAAGCAAAACAGGCGAAACATCACTTGAAACAGTAGAAGGTATTCAATTTGATAGAGGTTACAAATCAATGTATTTTGTAACTGATAATAATACAATGTCAGCTACTTTAAAAGAACCAGTTATCTTAATTTACAATGGTACTTTAGTATCAGTTAAAGATTTACTCCCAGTACTTGAAGGTACTTCAATGACAGACAGCCCATTATTGATTATCGCTGAAGATATTGATGGTGAGGCTTTATCAACCTTAATCGTTAATAAAATGAGAGGTTTGTTAAAAGTAGTTGCTGTTAAAGCTCCTGATTTTGGGGATCGTCGTTTAGCAGTATTAGAAGATATTGCTACTATTACTGGTGGTACTGTAATTTCACCTGAAAAAGGAATGAAATTAGAAAACTTTAAAGCAGAATGGTTCGGTAGAGCACGTGTTGCAACTGTAACTAAAGATACTACCACAATTGTAGATGGTAGCGGTGATACAAGTGATGTTCAAGAACGAGTAGATCAACTTAAAGAACAAATTGGTAAAGCACAATCAGCATTTGAAAAAGAACACTTACAAGAACGCTTAGGTAAATTAGTAGGTGGTGTAGCTGTAATCAATATTGGTGGTGCTACTGAAACTGAGATTAAAGAGAAAAAAGACCGTATTGATGATGCTTTACAAGCAACTAAAGCCGCATTAGAGGAAGGATTACTTCCAGGTGGTGGTATTGCATTATTAGAAGCTAGAGAAAAAATCACTCAAGTAAAAGATGATGGTGAGGATTTCAATTTAGGAAAACGAATTGCATATGCTGCTTGTGGTGCTCCATTCTTGAAAATCTTAGCTAACGCTGGTATTGAAAATACAAATGATATTATTTTTAATCTTAGAAACGCTAGATTGGAACACAAAGAAAAAGGTCGTACCTTTGGGTATAATATTAAAACCGACGAAACAGTAGATATGTTTGAAGCAGGAATTATTGACCCAATGAAAGTAGTTCGCACTGCATTATCAAATGCTATTTCAGTTGCCGGTACTGTATTATTAACCGAGTGTGTAATTTATAACGAACCTAAAAACAATAAAGACGATGAACAATTCCCTATGGGTTGAGAAATATCGTAGCCAAAATTTAGATACATACGTTGGAAATGAAGGTGTAAAAGCCTTCATCTCCAAATGTATCTCTACTAACGATATACCTCACTTACTATTGTACGGTAAACCTGGTACAGGTAAAACAACATTAGCTAAATTAATTACTAAAAACATCAAATGTGATGTTATGTACATTAATGCATCTGATGAAAGAGGTATTGATACTATTAGAGATAAAATCGTTGATTTTGCTTCTGTAAATAGCTTTAATCCAATTAAAGTAATCATTTTAGATGAATCTGATTATATTACAGCACAAGCGCAAGCCGCACTACGTAATGTAATGGAAACATATTCGGCAAAAACACGATTTATTTTAACAGCTAACTACGCAGAACGTATTATTGAACCACTAAAAAGTAGATGTCAAACGTTCCACATTGAGCCACCTGCTAAAGGTGATGTTGCAAAACATTTAGCTTGGATTTTAGATCAAGAAGAAGCAAAATATGAATTATCTGATATTGCATCATTAGTAAAAACTTACTATCCTGACATCAGAAAAATCATCAATGCTACTCAACAATCTGTAGATGAAAACAACATTTTAAACCCAGGAGCATTAATTCCTAATGTTGAAGGTGTTTTAAATACTGTTATATCTGCGTTAAAATCAAATAGTAAAAATGCTTGGACAGACGTACGTCAAGCAATAGCTGATGCGGATATTAACGACTTTGTTCCATTATATACGGGATTATATGAACGTGCTACTGAGTACACTAATTCACCAGCAGACATAGCAATCCATTCAGCTCAATATCTATGGCAAAATAATTCAATTGCTGATAAAGAAATTAACTTTATGGCATTTATATCGCAAATTTTAAAAACAAAATAATGAGTAAACAACAAGAATTAAACATGAATGTAGCATTGAAGGATACAACTCCTATTAAATGCGAAGAATGTGAAAACGAAGTATTCCAAGAAGGAGTACTATTGCGTAGAGTATCTCGTTTTATGACTGGTACTGCTCAAGACGCACTTATGCCCATTCCAGTATTTGCTTGTTCAAAATGTGGACACGTAAATTCAGACTTTATGCCTAAAGAAAAAGTGTAATGACTATATTTGATTGGTTAAAACAAGTTACATATATTAAGGATCCTTGGTCCTCGTTTAATCCTTATATGTTACATCGTTTTATCTCGATGTATGAACCATATATAGATTTAGCCAATTATTTACAAAAGTTTTGGTTATTAACACCTGAACAAATCTATTTAGTATATTGTAGTTACTTACCTGAAAATAAGATATTTGCTAAGTATATTAAATCAACTAAACCTAAAGCAAATACTGAATTATTAGAAATATTAGCTGATTACTTTAGAGTATCAACACGAGAAGTAAAACAATATCTTCATATATTAAAAGAAGATCAAGTAGTAGAAATACTAAGTAGTAGAGGAATAAGTGAAGAGGAAATAAAAAGGTTATTGAATGAAAAAACTACCAAAGCATCTAAAGTTTCTAAAGGAGTATAAAGCTCCTGAAATTGATTGGGGTAAAGATCGAATTGTATCTTATTCTCAATTTTCAACTTGGAAACAATGTCCACATAAGTGGAAACTTCAAAACGTAGATAAGCTTAAAAATCCACCTAGTATTGAATTAGTATTTGGAAAAGCAATGCACACTGCAATCCAAAACTATTTAACTACAATGTATACTAAAAGCGCAGCTGCGGCTGATAGAGAAGGTATATTAGGTGTATTTGAAAATGAATTTAGAAAAGAATACAAAGATAGTTTTGAAAAAAACAACAATACCCACTTCTCATCAGCTGAAGAAATGGCTGAATACTTTGAAGATGGTCAAGCAATATTAGAATTCTTTACAAAGAAAAGAGCCTTATACTTTTCAACTCGTAAAGATCATCTTGTAGGAATAGAATTTCCATTATCATTTATCCCACACGAACAATATCCTAATGTTAAATTAAAAGGATTTATTGATGTTATCATGTACAATGAAAACACAGATAAATTATACATTTACGATATTAAAACATCTAAACGCGGATGGAAGGACACTGAAAAGAAAGACGAAGGCAAAACAGCTCAAATTTTACTTTACAAAGAATACTTCAGCAAAATGTTTGATTGGGATATAGATAAAATTGATGTTGAATTCTTTATTGTAAAGAGAAAAATATGGGAGGACAGTGAATATAGTATTCCAAGAATACAACGCTTCCTTCCTCCATCAGGTCCAAGAAAACGTTCGTCTGCCGTAGAGAGCTTTCGTACATTTAT